CTCCACCCCAGTCATTTGCACTTCCTGGGTCATACATATCATTTTGTCCATCATCAATTATACCAAATGGCAGCAGTTCTTCGTATATTTCTTCTTGTGTTCTATCACGAAGATGCGCCAAAGTGTTTACATCGGTAAACTGTTTGAAGAATTGTTGAGCAGATAGCCACCCAAACAACACCAAACCCATCACCAAGTCGTCATGGCATCCTGGTTCTGCTTCGTATGATACCCCTCTCCTCGAAAAAGTTGACAGTTCGTTAATAGTGTCCCAATCATTTACAATAAGTTGGTCTTGTTCAATCAGCAGTTTAAGCACCGAACAGCCAATAGATTTTACTTGTTGAGTTGTACGAATACCTTTATCAATCGCAGTGCCTTTCTTACCAAACCCACCTGAAATTCTTTTGCCTGCTCTGCCAGCATTCTGCGTATGTAAGATATTCTCGTAGTCATAATCATACAGAAGTAGATCTGGAATTTGTGCGCCAATATCATTTACCTCTGTCAGTACAAGTGCTTCGTTGTACTTCATACACATTCTATGTATAATTTCCGTGTATTCTACAGGTGTAATGAGATTGTCACGGAATGTGCATACTTGACGATATGGCATTTGTTGCGCATCAATAATATGGAATGCAGAATAGTCAAGTCCTTTACCACGTGACACGTCTGCGATACAAAAATATGTGTGTTCTTTTATTGGTTCTTCATATACTCTAACGCCATGATTTTCTTTAATTGGTTGACGAGCGACTAGTGCTTTGAGTTTGCTGCCATCAATTAGCGTTCCTGATGATCCGAGGAACTCACATTCAAATTCTTGTGCAAACTTCTGAAGATCAAAGTCCATGGATTGTAAAGTGTCTTTCTTCCATGCTTCGTCTCTTCCTGGGACTTCATACCAAGGAACTTCAACATACTTGTAACCATTTGATCCATCCTTTGCACCTTCGCAAGTTTTGTAGAAGTGATTAAGTCCATTTGGCGTACTTGTAAATAGAATCTTGGTTGTTGTACCAGAAGAAATGGTAGGGAATACAGATGCGAAGAACTCATCCCATCCTTCTACGAACGCAGCCTCGTCAATATACAGGAATGAAACTGACTTACCACGAATGGCAGAGGATGATGTTGCCGCTGCGATAATCTTACAACCATTTTCAAATTCAACCGAACCTTTGTTCCATTCAATAACACCCTGTTGAATCCACTTCGGCAGTGCTTCGTATGCAATCTTGATACGATCTAGAATTTCACGAGCAGCATCACCTTTGTTTGCGAGCAGACCAACAGTCTTGTGATTGTTGAACAGAATATAGTGTAGAATTACTGCTACAGCTGTTGTTGTTTTACCTGCCTGTCGACTTGTGACAACGGTAACACGACGATTCTTTGTAATCTTTTCGATAATTTCTTTTTGATAGTCATAAAGTACAATCGGTATGAGTCCATGATCTACATGGACGATTTGAATGTATTTCTCGGCAAAATAAACTGGATCTTTAGCACATCTAAGAAATTCTTTGATCCTTTCTTCGTCCCAGTCAACAGGAACACCTTTGCGCTTTAGATTTAGATTACCAAGATAACCTTTATCAATCAGATTCATAAAAAACCTTGTAGTCGAAAGCCAAACTAATTCTTGGCTCATCAGACAATGATTGTGTTACATAATGCTTTACCCAAGAAGGAAACACGACAAGTTTTCCGACTTCTGGGATATATCCAGTAGAATGAAATGTTAGAGGATTCATTTCGCTAAACCAATTCGATGGCTCGTGCGAACTTCTCTGCAATCTAGAATCTTCAAATACAATTTCACCACAGTTTTCAGGAGCAGTTACATAAAAAACTGCGCTTAAAAATTTTCTTGGATGAATATGTACATGATTGTACGAACCTTTCCTATTGACATTCATCCAACTAAGTTGTCTTTTGACTGAGATAGAAGATTTGATGTTATATTCTCCAGCAATTTCTTCTATCTTTTCATCAATCTTACTTTGCAGTTCTAAGAAAACGACATCATTTAAATCAAATTCTTTTTGCCAACCATTGACATTAGAATAGCAATCGGTTGGTTCAGTTTTTTCTTTCTGCAAACAATAATGTTCTATCTCATTTAAGTTGCTTATTTCTAAATGATCAAACCATATCGGCGTAGGAAACCATAATTCTCTATTCATAACAAAAAAACACAGCGGTTATAGTTTTACCAGACGCCCTATTTTTACATAGTAATCGCTCATCATAGTCCCGTTATCTAGTCTGATATCTCCGATAACATAATCGAATGGAGCAAGTTTTCCTTGCAAAACTTTGACTACATTGTTATGAACATCATCCTTGGTGACAAGCAACATTTGGCTTTGTTCCTCGACCAATTTTTTCATACCTTTTCTTAGAATTGCATACATTTGTTCATTATCAATATTGATAAACTTAAAATTTTGAGGAAACACAAGGCTTGTGTTCAATGAAATGCCATTACCTAAATTTACATTGATGCGACCAATATTATTGTCAGTAATTCTAGTCACTTTAATAAATGACACACGAATTTCATTTATACCGTTCATTTATCATTACCCTCACTCATCAATTTCAAAAGTTCGGCAGTTGATCCAACATATAAATTGTTGTTTACTGTGCCACCATTACCACTATCTTTCTCTTCTTCTTCTTTTTTGAGATCCTTTACTTGTTTTTGTATAGCAAGCAATTCTTTGTTGGCGTCAACCAGCGTTTTTGTTAATTGTCCAACAACTTCAAATGCACGTGGGTGTTCGCTTGCCTTTGCGAGCTCTAGTAAAGAGTCAAGAGCATAAGAACCTTTTTCAATTACCTGATACAAATTGCTACGAGCATACTCGTAATCAGTCTGTATATCTTTAGATTGATCTTTAGATTTTGGGACTACAATCGGTGCTTTGGGATCATCAATAATTAAATCGCCTTCTATCCCCAAAAGATTGTTCATATTGTCTGTTAAATTATTCATATCAAAACCAATTAAAATTTATAACAACCCTAACTTTCTCGTCAGTACACGAAGTGCTAGAGTGTAAAATGTTCCCAGGAAAAATTAGCATTCTATTTGCGATTGAATCAACCTCAGTGCCATCTTCAAATAATGTTTTCCCATTTGTTGTGTTAACATAATACACACCAACGATCATATCATGATCATTTGGATGGCGGTCTACATGCCAACCATGAAATTCTGTTTTATCTGTTCTCGTTAACAGATTTGCCTTTACTCTACAGATAGATCTCATTGATAATCTATCACAAAACATGTTTATTATTTTTTGATAGTATTCGCTGTATATTTGAAATCTATCGTAAAACAAGTGCTCAAACTGAAAAAACTGTTGTTGATCATGAGCATAATTAATGTAGTCACCATATGTCCAACCAAAGTTTTTGTCTGACAACATAGTATTATGTACCCATTGCCAATCCTCTTCAGGCAAAAAATTATCAATTACATCAAATTTTTTCATAATATAAACTATAATATGTTAAATAAACTATAATATGTTAATGATTGTGCCTGTTCACTCCATCAAAGTAGTCGTATCTGTCAAATGCATAACCCCAAGTGCTGTTGGCACTGATGTTTTGATAAGAAATACTTGCTGCTGAGTTTGCGGTTGGCGAACCATTCGCATACTGACCAGGAGTAAGAATAATCTTATGATGTGGACCAATTTCAGTATCAATTGCGTTGTTAGATTGCTGAGCAACCATGTCGATAATGGTGCGTTTAATCACACCTCTATTGCTTACTGGTCCAAAGAGATAACCTTTGATGGTAAAGTTCCAAGTGTAGATAATTGCTCTACGAGTAACGAAATCATTCTCATATGTATCTTCAATGCTCATATCGTTGAACACTGTAGGAATGTCATAGTAATCGCCAATTGCTGGAATCAACTTCAAACTAGAAGTCCATTCAGGTCTAAAGAATGGAAGGATCTGTTCGTTGACCTGTACCGCATCTTCATTGTTACTGAACATACCATACAAAGCAATTTGAAAATCATATGGGATTGGCGAATACTGTGCACGAACAGAACTAGCACTCGAACCAATGTTCGTATTCTTGTTCATTTTATTTAATGTGCGCTCAGGCGCATAATTCATATTGATCAACTCAAATGATAAGCGTGGAAGCTGAATTGCTATCTCACGGTCAATGTTTGAATCTGAGTTGATTCTTTGTAAGAAACTTTCTACTGGACCATAAGCAATAGGAACGCCAATTGTTTGTACTGGTGTTCCTGCGCTGTTGTTACGCACGACACGAATATCGTTGAACATATTACCAAACATAATAATATACTTGCGAGTAACACCGTTGTAAAAATATTGCCAGTTCGCCATTAGATTTCACCAAATGGATTTGACTCGCTCCAGTCAACAAAGTTGAGCGTTTGAGTCTGAGTTGTATAGTATTCGTTGTTCGCTTGATTGTCTGTATCTTCAATACGATAACCATCATTGATAATAAACGAACCGTCTTCAAACTTTAGTCCGCCGCCATCTTCAAGCAGCAGTTGATAGAAGTTCATATCGCCAGAGTATGCGGTTTCAATCGAATCAATAACATCAATGCCAGTATTGAGCTGCTCATGGCTGTATTCGAACAGTTCACAACGCAGATCATAAACCTGCAAGGAACCCATCTGATAGAAGATAGATTCGTGTTCTACAAACTTGACTTCAAAGATCTTACCATTAAGAGGAAGATAGATAAGATCGCCTTCGGCTGGTCGACCAATGTCTTTGGTCGTTTCAATATCTTCTATTTCTTCAGAGAAACGGCGACGAGCAACTGTCAATGTAACCGCATCACGAATTTCCAAACCAAACTTAGAAAGGAAATCACCATCACCCTCAAACCCATCAACTGATTTAATATACATTTCAATTGGGTATGCATCATCAAAGGTTGACAATGTATCTTCGCTAAACAATAAATCTTCATTTACAATTGTTCTTGGCATGTAGAATATTTCCATGCCATAGATTTTGATGGATTCAATAATAAGATCCTCGATGAGTCGTTGCTCCATCGAGTTCTCAAAATTGTTAAAGTAAAAGTTCGTTGTAGGCATGAAGAATTATCCAATCATATCGTAAGTCGGAAGTGAGTATGTGTTTATCATCTCTTCTTCCAATCGCTTGATCTCCTCATCTGCCTCTTGATAGATTTGTTCGCCATTAAAAGTAACACCACCTGGCAACTGCATACCAGTAAACTTTTTCAGATTTGTGCCCCATTGACGCTTAATTAATTGCGTGGCGTACTTACGAAGCCAACGATCGCCCCAGACGTCCGCAAACGTGTCAGGATCAGCCGTTCTATAACATTCGATAATAATGTACTCACCTGCAGTAACCTTCGCCTCCCAGTCCATGTCAATGTGCAGTTGGTCTGTGTGGCGATTAAAACGGAACATCTGTTTACCAACAAACAGTTCTTGCATCAAAGCAATGCGTTCCATTGACATAGCGTAGTGAGCAAACTGCCCATGTGCCCAGTCATAGATTTCGTTCAGTGTAATCTGATAGCGAAGGTTGAACAGATTATTGGTGTTAAGACCAGCACCAATCGGGAACAGATTAACAACACCAATGATAGATTCTGGCAGCGTGATGTACTTGTTAGTAATATCAGCTGATGTTACTTGATATTTGTAATAGTCGTGATAAGAACCATCGTAATGAAAGTCACGATAGTATTCAAGTGCGTCAGTAATACGATCGTCAACCTGATCGTCATCAACATTGATTTCGATAACTGGTGCGCCAAGTTCACGAAGGCAATACTTCTTAAAC